TAGTGGCCGGCGTCGGTCGTGCGCGCCCAAGGGCGTCGTAGCCCTCGGCGGCGACGAACCAGTCCTGGCCACCGTTGCTGGTGATGAGAGCCTTGTTGAACAGTCCGGAAATGACTTTCTGACGGGCCCCGCCTTTGACGTTGTCAGGGAACCAGGTGATGCAGCCATTCGGTTGATCAGCAGCGTGCTCGAGAACTTCGCGCTGAGTGTCGGTGAGTTTGATTTGGGTAGTCATGGTGATCTCCTTGATCGTTGGTGATGGTGATTGCATGAACGCGCTGTTCAATACAGAAGCCAAGCGTTATCTGCCCGGCTTCCGAATCTTTTTTAGTCATCTTTCGGCGGATTGCCACCGGCCTCTACGCCAGCCTTGAACGCGGCTTCGAGGGCGCTCTTGATGGCCCACACGCTCACTTCGTGAAAATCGAGGCGATCGGATTTGCGTGTTTCAAGGGTGTCGACAAAAAGGTGATCGAGGGCAATGCGGGTCAGGAGGGTGTCGATCTGGCTCATGGTGATGTCCTTGTGACGTCGTTGATGGTGATTGCATGAACGCGCTGTTCGGGAGGAAAGCCAAGCGGGAAATTGCATCTGTTTGAGGACATCTGCACCCGGCTTGAGGTAAATCATGGGTCTGTCGATTCGCGCCTACGCCAGGCATCGCGGCGTCTCTCACGTTGCCGTCAAGAAGGCCATCGACACGGGTCGAATTACTCAGGGGGCGGATGGCACGATTGATCCTGAGCAAGCCGATCGGCAGTGGGAACAGAACACTGCGTCACCGCGCAAGCCATCGCCTGCGCCAAAAGTCGCGGTCGCACCGAAAACACCACGTGCCGTTGCTCAGGAACCGCCGCCCGAATCGCCTACGCCGACACTCTCTACTGGCGGCACCTCGCTTCTGCAGGCGCGCACGGTCAACGAGGTCGTCAAGGCACAGACCAACAAGGTGCGGCTGGCGCGGCTCAAAGGTGATCTGGTTGATCGCTCGCAAGCCATCGCCCATGTGTTTCGACTGGCCCGCACCGAACGCGATGCGTGGCTCAACTGGCCGGCACGCATCTCAGCGCAGATGGCCGCAAAACTCGAAGTGGATGCCCATGCTTTGCATGTCGCGATCGAGGCGGCCGTGCGTGAGCACTTGATGGAGTTGGGCGAACTGCGCGCCCGGGTGGATTGATGGACACGGACTACGACGGTGAACTCGATATCGAGCGTGCCTGGCGCGAAGGTCTGATTCCGGATCCATTGCTCTCGGTCTCGGAATGGTCGGATCGGCATCGGATGCTGTCCTCCAAGGCGTCCAGTGAGCCGGGGCGCTGGCGCACCAGCCGCACGCCGTACCTGAAAGCCATCATGGATTGCCTGTCGCCGACCTCGCCTGTCGAGCGAGTGGTGTTCATGAAAGCTGCCCAGTTGGGTGCGACCGAGATGGGCAGCAACTGGATCGGCTACGTCATTCACCATGCACCCGGCCCGATGATGGCGGTGTGGCCAACCGTCGAGATGGCCAAACGGAACTCGAAGCAGCGGATCGATCCGTTGATCGAGGAGTCGGCCATCCTGAAAGAACTGATTGCGCCGGCACGCAGTCGCGACTCAGGCAATACGATTCTGGCGAAAGAGTTTCGCGGCGGTGTCCTGGTGATGACCGGGGCCAACAGCGCCGTGGGTCTACGCTCAATGCCGGTGCGTTACTTGTTCCTCGACGAGGTCGATGGCTATCCGATCGATGTTGATGGTGAGGGCAGCGCGGTGGCCTTGGCCGAGGCCCGCACCCGCACCTTTGCGCGCCGGAAGATTTTTATCGTATCGACGCCAACGATTGCTGGCGTCAGTACCATCGAGCGCGAATACGAAGCCAGCGACCAGCGCCGCTACTTCGTTCCCTGTCCGCATTGTGGGCATCGGCAGTGGTTGCGCTTCGAGCAATTACGATGGGAGCGTGACGAAAACGGTAATCGGCCCGACACGGCCGCCTACGTCTGCGAGTCCTGCGAGGTACCGATTCCTGAGCATCACAAGACGTGGATGCTGGAACACGGCGAATGGCGAGCAATGGCTGACGTACCGAGCAAGACCGCCGGTTTCCATTTGTCGAGCCTGTACAGCCCGATTGGTTGGCGTAACTGGCGGGAAATCGCCGCCGCATGGGAGAGTGCCATCAGCAAGGAAGCCGGCTCGGCCGCCGCCATCAAGACCTTCAAGAACACTGAACTCGGTGAAACGTGGGTCGAGGAAGGCGAAGCACCCGACTGGCAGCGCCTGCTGGAACGCCGCGAAGACTACCGGATGGGTTCCATTCAGGAAGGTGGATTGCTCCTGACGGGTGGCGGCGACGTGCAGAAAGATCGCATCGAGGTCTCCATCTGGGCGTTCGGGCGTGGCAAGGCTTCGTGGCTTGTCGAGCACAGGGTGCTGATGGGTGACACCGCGCGACCCGAGGTCTGGAATCAGTTGGCTCGCCTGCTTGATGAAACCTGGACGCATACCTCCGGGGCATCGGTACCGCTGGTGCGCTTCGCGCTGGATACCGGCTTTGCGACACAGGAAGCCTATGCCTTCGTGCGCGCAGTGCGTGATTCCCGCGTGATGGCGGTCAAGGGTGTGGCGCGTGGCGCGGCACTGGTCGGCACCCCGACGGCAGTGGATGCGACCACCGGCGGTAAGAAACTGCGCAGGGGCATCAAGGTGTTCTCGGTCGCGGGTGGCATTGCCAAACTGGAGTTCTACAACAACCTGCGCAAGTCGGCCGATGTGGCAGACGATGGTGTGACCACGGTCTATCCAGCCGGCTTCGTGCATCTGCCCAAAGTCGATGCCGAGTTCATCCAGCAACTCTGCGCCGAGCAACTGGTGACCCGGCGTGACCGTAACGGCTTCGCGATTCGCGAGTGGCAGAAGATGCGCGAGCGCAACGAAGCACTGGACTGCTACGTCTATGCCCGCGCGGCAGCCGCCGCATCCGGTCTTGATCGCTTCGAGGAACGCCACTGGCGAGAACTGGAAAAGCAACTCGGACTGGCACCACCGCCCGACCCGATTAACCACGAAGCCGAACCCGAGGCCACCCAGCGAGGTGGCCTCGCTGTTTCTGACAACCGGAGGCCAACTCGTCGCCTGGTGCGCAGCCGCTGGCTTACGTAACCAACTCGCCACTTAGCGGAGCGCCATGTCGCTGCAAGCCCAGATCCTCAGCTTCGTCGAACGCGTTGCCGAAAAGTTTGCCGGCGTCGATGCCCGGATCGGCGGCATCGACCAGTTGGACACACTGGACAAGTCGAATCTGGTCACCGCGATCAACGAACTGGCCGCCCGAGGAAATGGCGGGAGCACGACCGGCGGCGTGGCCTATACGCACTTGCAGTCCCTGGCCAACACGGTCTGGACGATCAACCACAACCTCGGCATGCGGCCCGCCGTGACGATTCTCGACACCGGCGGCAACGAGGTCGAGGCCGATGTCATGCACACAAGCTTCAACCAACTCGTCATTCGCTTTGCCATCCCGGTCGCCGGGATCGCTCGTCTTACCTGATCAACTGAAAGGAAATCGTCCATGTCTCGCAAGCAACTCTCTGATCTCGATTTTGGCGGCGTCGCCCGCATCCGCAATCTACCGGCCCCGGTCAATCCGGATGAACCAGTACGCCAGCAGGATCTCAACTCGGCGGTTGAGGGCTTGGCGTGGAAGGACTCGTGCCGGGTGGCGAGCCAGGCCAACGTGAACCTCTCCTCGCCGGGCGCCTCGATCGACGGCATCACGCTCACGGTCGGCGACCGCATCCTGGTCAAGGCACAGACCGTTGGATCGGAAAACGGTCTCTACATCTGGAACGGCGCGGCGGTGGCTATGACGCGCAGTCTTGACGCCTCCACCAGTAACGAACTGGAACAAGCAGTCACCACGGTCGCGGAAGGCACGTCGGCGGGCACGAGTTGGCGGCAATCGGTCGTCAATTTCGTGCTCGACACCGGGTCGGTGACCTGGTTGCAGTTCGGTGCCGCGATCGGCGCGGCCTCGGAAACCAGTTCCGGCATCGCCGAAATTGCGACGCAGGCCGAAACCGATGGTGGCACCGACGATCTGCGTTTTGTTACGCCGCTGAAACTCAACACATGGGCCAACAAGACGCGTCGTGCGCAAGCCACCATTGGCGACGGCAGCGCCACGCAGTTCGACGTCAATCACAACTTCGCCACGCGCGA